GTATTTTGTAACTGTAATAAATAAGGAACTTGATCTGTATTGTATGAAGGATTAGCTATTGATTTAAAAATAGATGATTGAGCTAAATATGGAACCTCATACCATTGTTGTCCACCACTACCAGTAACATTTAATATTTGTAATATGTTAGTATCAGTAATAGTAGCAGTTGCAAATTTTTGATTTGTGCCAACATTAATTGTAGTTTCTACTATTTCTGCTGATATAGCAGGGACTGATTTTTTAAATAGATAATAGTTAGAATCTACAAAAGTAATTTCTGTACTACCTGTATCAGTAAAATTTATTTGTTGTGTGGTTAAAAATTTAGTACCTGTTGTGGTTGAAGTAAGGATAGTATTTTCCGGTATTATAACTCCATAAGTAGTATAATCTGGTGATGTTATACCAGCATTAGTAATAGAAGGAACTAATTGATATACATCAACTATGGTATTTGAAGCATATGATGCTTTAGGGCGATAACCCATTACATATGCCTGTGCATATAAATTTTCTTTTTCCTTAGCGTATAATAAAAAGTTTTCTTGTACTTGAGTATCTAGGTAAAATGACATAACATCACCAACATAAGATGCCATTTCAATAAACATATTTCCTGGGGTTGCTTCTGTAAAGTCATTATATGTTGATGGGAAATAGGTTTTGGCATATTGTTGTAATTCTGCTTTAAAAGAGCCAAAATCTTTATTTAAATATGATATATTTTTATCTTCGTTTGTCATTTTTATCTAATTGTTTCAAATTGAATTGTTACTTGCCCTGGTGTGTTTGATATTACTATTTTGTAATCTATTGTTATACTTATTGAATTAGAATCAATATCAGGAGATACTACTACATTTAAAAGTTGTATTTCAGGAATGAATATTCTAACAGATTCTACAATAATATCTATAATTTTTTGTTGTAGTTCAGTAGTAATAGTTTGAAATAATTGTCTTTTTATATCACATCCAAAAGTAGGATTCATTACTCTTTCACCTTTATTAGTAAGTAAAAGATTAATTAAATTAGACTTAATTTGATCTTTAGTAGTAAAAGTACTTTTAAAAGGTCCTTTAAAAGGTAGAGATACCCCAATAGCAATATTTTTCCGTAAATCTAACGGATTTACACGTATCGTTTGAGGTATCGGCATATTAATCTAATTGTCTTAATCCTGATCTGTCCATTGGTGTCATATTAGCAGCAGCATCAGCAATGAATGCAGCAAATGGATTTACTTTTTCACCTGTAGATTCATCAACAGCATCAATTACTTTTAATTGTGATTGTGGTTGTTGAAATCCAAAGGCTTCACCCATTTTACTACGTAATGATGCTTTAACATCTGGATTACCAGCACCTGTCATTACATCTGCGCTGGTAAAGCTCATTGTTTTACCTTCGCGCAACGCTTTTTTCTCTTGTTTAGCCATGTGCTCTTCAAGAATGTATGGTAACTCTTCATGAATAGCATCGATTACGGCTTCTTTAATTAGTCTTTTGAATGCTTTAGTGTTCATAATTATAAATATTTTATCCTTGTAAATTTCGTTGATCAATAACTAGTTTTAATTGGTCTATTAAGTCGTTAGGGTCTAACGTAAATGAAAAATCACTTTTTAATACTTCAACTCCATCACGATCAGTCGCTACGGCATAACGACGTTTATTACCTTTAACTTCAAATGCTTTATTTTCTTCTACTTTAATTTTAAATTTAAATCCTTTATATGGTGGAAAATCATCAACATTATTATATATAGACGATGTAAGATCAGTTAATTGTTGACTATTCAATCCATCTAAGTTAACATTTTTTAATCTTAAAATAAGTTCATTTAATTTTACCACTTCATTTTCTAATGATATGGAAGCAATAGCTAATACTACATTTAATGCAGATATCAATTTATTTGCACTTTCAATAGCTTTAACAATTCTGGTAATTATATTAATGGGAATACCAATACCAGGAGGTACTGAGGTAGGAATAGGAATAGCAGATAATACAGTTACAATGGCATTAAATATAGCTAAATATGTATTTATTTGATTTAGTATAGTTTGAAGATTTTGTAATTTACCAATACTATTATTAATTAAAGTAATGGTATTATTCCTTAAATTAGTAGCGATACTAGTAGTTTCAGGTGTATTCGCTGTGTCAATATAAGCGTTTACTTGATTTACTAATTCTTCTAATTTTGATCTTTGAGATATAATAGAAGAGAGTTGATTAGCAATTTGTAATCCTATAATAGGTGCTAATGTTCTTTTAGCATTTTTTATTACTTTCTTATTTGCATCTCTTTTTGCTTGAGTATCTCTAGCTTTATTTTTTGCTTGTTTTTCTTGTCTTTGTGCTTTTCTTTTTTTTCTATCTTCTTTTATTTTTTTTTCTGGATCTAGATTAATATCATTTATATCCTTATTTATTTTTTTCTTTTGAAGATCAAAAGATTCTTGTTGTTTTTTATAAGCCTCATTTTCTGCTAAAACAGCCTTATCATATTGTTCCTTAGAGATTTGTCCTTGCTGGTATAATATTTCTAATCTTTTTAGCTCATTGTTATGATTAATTTTTGCCTGTTGTTCATCTTTAATTACTTGCTCAAGATTAGATGTTAATTCTCCAGCTTTATCTCTAATAACAGCTACAACTTTTTCTTTTGATTTATCTTTTAATTGATCTCCAAAAGTTTTAATTGCTGTTGATGCAGATATTGTTTTTAAAACATCAGGAGAAACTACAGATCCTACATTTAAATTATTTGCCATTACGCTGTAAAATTTTGTTGTGATAATATTCCTTCTAGATTATTTTCAAGTGTATTAATTGAAGTACACAACCCTCTAGCAGCAGATATTATATCTGCAGCTGGTGTTCCTTCAGGGCTACCAACAACACTTGAAAGGCCAGTTCCGAATTCATGCAAGGCATCCATTAAATTAAGTAATAAATCATGTAATTTACCACCCAATACTATATTTTCAGTTGGTAACTGATTGTTTACAGTACCTAAAAAAACTCTATCACTATTAAGATGTACTCTATCACCAGCATTTAAGTTAATAATATTTTTAGTACTTATCTCAACATTTGTTTTAGCAAATATCATTACTTCATCCTTCTTAGAATTTAAAACAATTCTATCACTATTTAAAATAGCTTGAGCATTGAAATATTTTGATGTATCAATTGGATTTGTAAGTGGGTTTAATACTCCCGTTCTGTCTGTTTGTAGGGGAAGTTGTTGAGTTGAAGTTAGATAAAGTGAAGAATCATCTTTATTTATTTGTTCAACATAATAACTTTTTTGAGGATCAAACTTAAGTCCGTTTGTTATTATTGCAATAGGACTATCCTCATTTCCTATACTACTCCATTCATTTTTATCACTATATAACTTAGTTGTTGAACTAAATCTTATAGATCCACCTTGTCTACCTTGTATTATATAATCACCTTCAAAAGGTAGTAATGATCTAATATTTGAATTCTCAACAAATGTAATTCCTAAATTAGCGTTAATATTTGCTGGTTGAGCATTTTGTTGAACACTATTCCATAAATTTATAAGAGTATAGTATGGAAAAGTAGAACCTGGTGATTGTTGAGTATCTGAGGAAGGTAAATTTAAGATATTAACTAATTCATGTAATACAGGATAGTTTGCTATTTGAGATGATATTGGTTTAGCAATACTACAACCATCTAAAAATGCATCATCCATACTTCCAACAACACCAATAGATTCATTATAATTAAGATAAAAGATAGTGCCAATAGCATTAAATCCCCCTACTTTTTTAAACATAGCAGCAGTAGGAGTATTTTCAGTTGTAACAACCCCATATACTCTACCAGTAGTTGGAGGAATAAAAGGAGCAAAATTATTATTCCCAAATCCTTTAAAAGAGTTTGCTGATCCAATGGTATACTTCATACTAATTATTTATTGCAACAACAGGTGCTTGTTCTAATAGTTTTTGTCCTTGTTCTTGAACTTCTTTCTGTTCAGCTAATAAAGCTTCAATTTCACTCATATCAATTAACTCATTATTTGAATTATTACTAACAGTAGCAGCACGTTGTGCGATAGCTGCCATTTTAATTAATTGTTCGTTATTCTTTACGTTAACATCAATTAAATCTTTGACAGTAGGCATTAACATTACTGCAGATCCTGCATTAGATGATGCCATTGGTTTGAGAGTATCAATGAATTCACCGATTTGTTTATCAATATCTTTGTTATTTTTATGTATTTTTTTAAACAGGTCTGATAAGGACATACCATCAAATACCTGTACATCATCAAAATTAGCCATAAATGCGTTTATCAATAAATATGAGTAACTAAATCTTTATATGTCCGTGCTCGTAATATTCATTATATAGTTGAATGTATATTAATTTGAGCTTTTTAATAATTTTAGTAATCTGGGGTGTTGATACATCTGTAATTTCGCGTATGTAGATATATAGTGCTTTTTTGTTGAATATTTCTAATGTTTCACGTTTGCGAAATAATTCAACGATAGCATCTGCTGTTTGAGCATCTTGTTTTTTAGGAAATAATTTGAACAGATATTTGTCTATATACCTAATATATTGATCCATAAACCCATTACCATCCAGCATGTTTTCAATGTTCTTATCATTTTCATATAATGACATTTGTTCCTCATCAGATTCATCTACATCAACTTTTTCTTGAAGTTTCTTGTAATTATTCTCATTATATACAATAAGATAACGTTTGGCAATAGTACCAAAATAAGAAAATGCTTTACCCTTCTCAGGTTTATATAAGTGGAGTTTTTCTAGTAGGAATGTAATTACCTCGTGTTTAAGTTCCTCAATCGTATCTGTATCCGTATAGTAAAACTTAAATGTATGGATAATATTTTCGGATAGCTTATAAAAA